GTCGTTTTTGATACAATAGAATTAACAAAAATTAATGAAAAGGGGTTTTAATTATGAAACTATATGAAATTGAAATTGAGAGAACAAACATATCACCGAAACAATTTTTTACATACTGCAAAAAGCAGTTTGAAAAGCGCACAGGCGAAAAACTTGATATGTGGATTGATTATGAACAATGGATTAATCCCGTTCAAAAATCAAATACGCGAACAAAAGAAGAAACTTGCGTTCTGCAACCCTTTGAACATCACTTGTATTATAAGGGCGCGTATAATTTCATTATGGAGTTTGATTTTTGGGACGATAACAGCGGTTTCGGCTATTTGTACGCCTATGAAACAGCAGAGAACAGGGGGTTATAATATGAAAAGCCAAACAAGAACAGTTAAACATTACACATTAAGAAAAGAAAAGCGCGAACAGGGGGTTTTAAAGTGGGTTACAGTCGATTTATGGTTACACAATGAAAAGGGTAAAAAATGGGTGAGTATTGATATTAGTCGAATGTATTTTAAGCGACCGCGTAAATATCATTATAAAATGCTTTATAGTGATATATTAAGCGGCGGTTATGGTTACATTTTAAGAATATTGGAAAATCTGTTAAAAAGGGGTTACAATTTAATATAATTCGCGCCGCGTTTGCGGTGCACCCGTGCAAAATACAAGTACCTTGGCGCGGTGCACGGGCTTTAAACTAAAACTTGTATAATATTATGAAAAGGGGGTTGCAATATGAATAAGCAACAAATATTGAATATGCCAACAAAGGCGTATTATTCAGCGTTAACAGGCGTTGAAATTAAAGGCATAGTTGAACAGGACACGGAATTATATGTTATAGCCGTGTCGGGCGCGTGGTGTAGCAAGAAAACCGCCCACCGTGTAAAAATTTACTACAACACAAACGGTGCACCGTATTTCAAGTTATACGGTGTTAGAATACCATTAAACGAATGTATAAGAACGAATATTTAAGGGGGCTATATTATGAGTATATCATACAATAAAAGGGTTATTACACTGAATAAAAGTCACATTTTGGAATGTATGTCGGAACGCGATTTTGTTGACACTGTAAAGGCAAAATTACAATGTAATTATGTAGTTGATTACAGACAAAAACCGCCGTGCAACGTATATCCAACAGTTTACAATGCTATAATAGAGATGGTTTACGACGGTGATTTTTTAGTATATACCAACGACGTACAAGATTATTTAAACAACTATTTACAAATAAATCCACAGAATAAGCAATACACGGGCGAACAGTCTATCGCGTTATACGCCTCTTTGTTAGCACGCGACGGCGAAAAGCTTTATAAACATTTAATAGAAAAGGGGGTATAATATGTTTTTTGAATGGTGCCTGTTTTTCCTGTTCGGTGCCGCCGTGCGCTGGGCTATGTGTACCGAACAGGAATTGAAAAAATGGAAACGATACGCGCGCGACCTGTGCGAATACATTGAAATTTTAGAAAAAAAGGGGCGGTAAAAAGCCCCTTTTATTTTTGCTTTTTAATCAATAATTATTATCAACAAATAAAGTCTATCAATCAATAATCATTATCAACAAATAATTAAAATCCTAATAAACCCCGTGACCGCACATTAAAACCCTAATATATTAAAATTCTAATTTTGTGAATTTTGCACATATCCGAGTCGCAATTTTGCAAATGACCGGTTCGCAATATCGCGAAAAATCGAAATTCCGTTCGATTGCAAAAATGCGACGTTTTACATTTTCACAGGCAATTCCGAGGTAAAAAATTATTCATAAAAAGTTATTTTTTCTATGCCCGAAAATTGCCCGACAAATTGAAACTAAATTATAAAATAAAATGTTCCAAATTAAAATATTTTTGTTGACATATTTTATAAAAAGATGTATAATAATTGTAGGGAAAAATTTTTTCAGTATTCAACCCTATACCCCCATTTTAAAATGGGAAACTACACCAACAGAAACTAAAACCAAAAACGAAAGGAGAAACAAAAATGGAAGAATTTGAAAAAGCAGTGCAGGAAATTGGAATTGCACACTTGCAGGCATTAAAAAGCGTGTTTGAACACATAGAAGTTTCAAAATCCCATTTTGCAACCGAGGACGACGAACACACAGCAAACCTTGAATTGCTTGCAATTGCAAACTCAATTGACAGACTTTGCGACTTATTAAACAAAGGTATTGAATTGGGGCTATAAAGCCCCGTTCACACTAAAAGAAAGGGGGTGTATAAATGTTTATATATTCACCATTTGAAAAGGCGTATTTTAATACAGATATGATAATAAACCAATATGTAAGGTTAATTCCAGATAAGGGCGTTTACGTTATTAGCGGCGATATTATAAACGGCAATATGAGTGAGCCTATTAGGATTGATTTTGCAGTAGTACCGAAAGGGGAAAATCCCGACGATTTTTTAAGACACGGCGTTGAAGAAATTAATCGACGAATAAGGGGGTAACATCTATGAAAATGAAAATGAACGACACTATTTTAAACCGTTATATGTCCTATTATGTAATCGGACAGTTCAGCAAAGAAATAATCGAATTTATGTTATCTTTTGACAACAGACTTGCAACCATTTATGAACTTGAAAACAAACTTTACAAGCTTGTCAAAGACCGTTGGTTGGAAGTCGGGATTTTATCCGACAAGCCAAAAGAAGAACAGACAAACGAGCAATTATTGTTCGGTTGGGTTTTTGCAACAATAAGTTTTTATCACGTCGCGCGCAAAATATATGAAAAGATATATTACAAAGCAACACTGCAAAGGCTTGTCGATATTGGCAAAATCAACACAAGCTTAACCGAAAACATTATGCTTGAATTCGACGAACACGAAAAGCCGTTTTTTGAGGACGAATACCTTAAAATTTTCTTTGAAGATTTTTTAAAAAACGGTTGACAAAGTACCTAATTTACGGTATAATAAAAGAGGGTTAAGGGTTAACTTAACTTTTTGTAACTTCCTTTGCGGCGGTGTTTTCTTATCCCCACCGCCGTAAGGGGAATAAAAATAAATAGAAAGGAGTGAAAACAATGAGAAAACCTACAATTTCAAGAACTATCACGTTTTACGCGGCTGACTGTACTGTAGTTAACAAGACCACAGGCGAAACAAGCAGAATGAACGTGAAAACATCTGTAAACACAGATAAGGCAAGAAATGAAGCTTTACCCGATGACGTTCAGTTATGTTTCACACATAATGTTGATGAAGTTTCGGGCAAGTACTCAATGCCGCTTGACAAGTTTATCGAACTTGCAACGCTTGACACAGACGACACAACAGACGAACAGTAAACCATAACCAAACACATCATACTCACAAAGACAGAAAGGAAAATGAAAATGGAAAAAGAATATAATGCACAAATAGAGTTTTCAACCGACAAGGAATTAAAAGCAAAAGACAAAATCAAAATCAAGGCATTTTCGGGCGCAAGAGTTTTGAACGACTGTTTTCCCGACGACGGCACAATGGTTATTAAGCCCGACCGTATTTCACTTGTAAGCGTGCATAATGAGAGAGCAAAAGACGACAAGGACTACAGTGTTATTGTTATCGAAGCAGGCGAAGAAATGTATCGTTCATCTTCCACAAGTTTAACGGAAAGCATAAACGACATAATCAACGCGCTTGACGAGGACGGCGAAAGCATAACCGACAATGAAATCAAGTTTTACAAGATAAAGTCCAAAAACAACACAGGCTACATCTTGCAGGCGACACTTAATTAAAACAAAAAGTTTCTATGACAGGTTTAAAGGGGTTGGCAAATAACCAACCCTTTTTTAATACAAACAAAATTGTTTCACGTGAAACATTTTAAGGGGGTAAGAATAATGGCACAAAGTAAATCAAAATCGAAAAGGCCAAAGGCAAGCAGGCGTAAGCACAACGAAAATGACATTTTAAACGCGAAATTTGCAGACCCGAAAAGCAAAAATCAAAAGCTATGGAATGAAGAAATCGACCGTCTTTTGAGATTTGAAAATAAGCACAACGGCGTAAAAATACACTTGCCAAAAAAGCCCACAAGGGTGACAAAACACGAGTTATCCGATTTAAAAGAATTAAAGGGCAGGAAGATTTTAGAAATAAGCTCAATTGAAGTTGCTGAAAACGACCCGTTGAGAGATTTACAAAAGGGCGAAATGAACGCGGCTGAATACTATAATAAAGTTATTGGCGACCGACCGTTAAATAAAGGCGGTAGCAAATACTTAAATCAGCACTTGCAGTTAGAACGACAACGACAACAAAATCAACGTGTAGTCACACCCGAAAATGAAGAAATCGAACTAGAACTTGCAGAACAAGAGCAACCTTTTTCACCCGTAACGGCAAACGAAATTACAGAAATGGAATTTACACAACAGTTATCAGCGTTCCGACCAGAGTTTCAAGAACTTGTCGGCAATTGGGCTGATGAATTAATTTCTGAAATGGGTGAAAATGAATTTTACGAAAGTTTAAGAGAGTACCAAAATGAAGTTGGTACTATCGGCAGAAAAGAAGCGTATAGCAAAAAATCTTTGGTCGAGTGGGAACGGAAATTCGTTGAAAGGCTACCGCAAGGCAGTGTTTCACGTGAAACAGGTGAACGCCTTTTGCAAGAACTTGAAGAAAACAGGGACGTTTCCGACGAATATGAAGCAGTACAACAACACGTTTATGAAAGCCGTACAAAACACAGAAAACCGACAATCGACTACAATGAACGTCGTCGCGTTTTACGCGAAAGGGGTTATAAGGATTGAATTACACTGTCAAAAAATATGTTGCAGACTTTGAAACAACAGTTTTTGACGGACAGGAGTTCACCGAGGTTTGGGCGGCAGGCTTATGCGAAATAGGTACGGAAAATGCCGAAATCGTGAACTCTATTGAAAAGTGGTTCAAAAAACTTTTTTCCATAAAGGGGAATTTAATAGTTTATTTCCACAACCTATCATTTGATGGCAGTTTTATATTAAACTATGTAATAAGTGAGGGCAAATGGAAACAAGCACTAATTGACGTTGGTGTTAATTCAAAAGGTGATACAGAGCAATTTTTTGCAGACTTTAAGACAATGGAAAACGGCGAATACCGTTACACTATTTCAGACCGTGGTCAATGGTATAACATCACCTTTAAGCAAAATAACCGTTTAATAAGAATATACGACAGTTTTAAATTACTTCCGTTTTCCCTTGCCAACATTGGGAAAGCGTTTAACACTAAACATCAAAAGTTAACAATGGAGTATGTTGGTTATCGTGTTGCAAATGGTTTTATTTCAGACGAGGAAAAAGAATACCTTGAAAATGACCTTTTTGTTCTTGCCGAAGCTTTGGACATAATGTTTAAGCAGGGACACACCAAAACGACAATTGGTAGTTGTTGTTTAGAGGAATACAAACATATAGTCACGGAAAGTTTTTTCAAAGAGTTTTTCCCCGATTTAAGAAATTACGACTTGCCCAAAGAGTTGGCTTTTAAGTACGTAAAAACCGCAGAAGATTTTATCAGACGTTCATATAAGGGCGGTTGGTGTTATCTTGTCAAAGGCAAGGAAAATCGAATAATTGAAAACGGTTTAACCGCAGATGTAAATAGTCTATATCCGTCTGTTATGCACAGCGAAAGCGGCAATAGATACCCCGTCGGCGCGCCTGCTTTTTGGGTTGGCAATATACCCGATTATGTATACAAAAACGACTATTATTTCTTTGTACGTATTCGCACGGAGTTTAAAATCAAAGACGGTTTTCTTCCGTGTATACAGATAAAGAACAATCCGTTTTATAAACCCACAGAATGGCTTGAAACAAGTGAAATTTTCAATCGTAAAACAGGCGAATATACAAACGCTTATATCAATCAAAACGGTGAGTATGAAATTGCAAAAGTCGATATGGTTTTAACTTGTACCGACTATAAATTAATCTGTGAGCACTATGATTTGTTTAATACAGAAATCATAGGCGGCGTAGCTTTTGCAAGCATAACAGGTTTATTTGATGACTATATAAACAAATGGCGTGAAGTAAAGGAAAACAGCAAAGGTGCTATGCGTACATTGGCTAAACTTTTCTTGAACAACCTATACGGCAAATTAGCAAGCAATGATGACAGTAGTTTCAAAATTGCATACCTTGACGACGGTGTTTTGAAATTCCGTTTTCAAGAAGCACACGAAAAGAATGTTATTTCAATTGCTTGCGGTTCAGCGGTTACGAGTTACGCGCGTGAATTCACCATAAGGCACGCACAAAAGAATTTTTACGGCAAGGATAAAAGGGGTTTTATTTATGCCGATACCGACAGTATACACTGTGACTTAAAACCAGACGAATTAAAGGACATTAATGTTCACCCAACAAAATTTTTACATTGGAAGTTAGAGAGTAGTTGGGATAAGGCAATTTTTGTAAGACAGAAAACCTATATCGAACACGTTGTAGCGGAAGATTTAGAGCCAATTGACACACCATACAACAATATCACGTGTGCAGGAATGGGAAAAAGATGTAAAGAACTGCTTAATGCAAGTATAGAGGGAATAGAACTTGAAAACACAACGCCCGAAGAACAGGAATTTTTGAATAAAAAGCGCAGTTATTCAGATTTTAAAAAGGGCTTATTAATTCCGTCAAAACTTGTTGCACGAAATATCAAAGGCGGCGTTCTATTAATGAACACAACCTATGAAATGCACTAAAATTTAATATATTTGTACAAACATATTAAAAAGGGAATAGCAAAAAACTATTCCCTTTTCTGTATTATATCATAACTAAAGCAAACATCAAAGCGGCGAACAACAACCGTTAAATTTGACGGCGGTTTTCACACCGTGTTGACCCGTCAAAATTCAATGTGTTTAACTTTAGGTGATAACTTAATATTTTAACAGATTTATAACCGCGCTTTTGCACTGTAAATTTTTAAACCTAAACCAACCGTTATTAAAATAGCGGCGCAAAACACACACTGTTAAATCATTGGATAAACGGAATTGATAAGTCGGTATCATATCAGACGACCGCACGGCAATTCTTAATTTAAAACTGCTATCAACAGTGTTGTCACAATACAGACAAGACCCTTTTTCGTTTTGGTATTCGCGAATAGAGTATTCCACACCGTCAAAACGTATTGTGCATATGTACCGTGAAGCCCCTGACATTTTTTCTATAAATGCGGTATCATTATACAAATAAGAACGACTTGAACTGTAATTCGCGTATTCATTATTTGAAAATGCCTGCATAAAACGACTTGACTTTTGCGCGTTTTGTGCGTTTTCGTTAAATCCCTGTTCTAATACAAAGCCGCGACCGCGCAGGAATTTTGTATTTTTTTCAAGTCGTTCTGAAATTCCTAACTCAACAAAGTACGGGTTTAATATATTTACATTATTAGACAGCATAAAAACAGGAACATATCGACTTTGTAAGCCTTGACCACGTGAAATAGATGTATGCACGGAAATAAATTTACTTATTTCATCAGGTAAATACGTGTTTGTTTCGGGCTGAAATTCGTCAAACAAAACACGGGTAACATCACTAAACAGATGTGAATATTTTTTGATATTATCCGCAGAGTTGAGCGCAACGGCATAACCGCACGCAACGTCGTTCAAGATAAGTTCTTTATAAATGCCGTTTTTTGATTTAGCAATTAAATCATAATCTTTAAAAAACAGTCCCTTTATATCCTTGAAAAATTTATCCGCGCAATCGTCAATTTCATAATTATAACGATATAACAGCATAAACTTTTCTTTTTTGTCAATAAACTTTTTGACAACATATCTATTAAACCACGTTGTTTTACCTGCTGAACGGTTAGAGGTACATATAATTAGTTCAGGTTTTTGCCCGTCAATATCCTGCATTGAGAGCAATTTTGTTCCGTCGTAGAAGTCGTTTTTGTTCATTATTTATAACCCCCTTTTGTTTATTTTATCATAAATTTACAAAAATGTCAATATTTTTCTTGCATTTTATTGTTAAATATGCTATAATAAAAGAAAAAGGGGGTGTTATATAATGGACGTTTCCAATTTTATATCGGCTGTGGGTTTTCCGATTTTTGCCTGTTGTTATATGTTTTACTTAAATTTACAAACACAACAGGCACATAAAGAAGAAGTGCAGGAAATGTCAAAAGCTATAGAAAATCAGAAAAACGCAATCGAAAACAACACGAAAATAATGGAAGAAGTTTTGAAACACTTGCGCAAAAGGGGTGATAATTATGATTAATTTTGCCCAAAAAATCAAGAGTGAATTAAAGCCAAAACTTGACACAGATGTTCGAGGATTGAAACACAACCAAATAGCAAGTTACAGAAAGGCAAGGTCTAAAAATGATAAAAACCAAAGACGAATACTTAACCGCGTTAAGAACTCTAATCGGAGATAATCAGGACGATAATGTTCTTGAAATTTTAGAGTATGCAAACAAAATCGACGGTGACAAGGAAAACGAAATCACAACACTAAAGGAAAGAATAACGACACTTGAAAATGAAAAAACAGAGTTAGACACAAATTGGCGCAAAAGATACAAAGACACATTTTTCACGGGTAAGCCCGAAAGCGACGACCCCGAAATGAAACACGAGGAAAATGTTTCACGTGAAACAAAACAGGATGAAAATTATCCGCAGACATACGACGATTTGTTTACGGAAGTTAAAGAATAAGGAGTGATATTATGCCAACCAGACCAAAAAGATATGTAATCACAAACGTATCAAGTGAAGTATTAAATGTAATCAGAAATCAGGCAACACAGAACTACAAAGACTATGTTCCCATAGCAGAGCAGAACGCGGAAAGCATACGCGCGGTAGGTGCGGTTATTATGGACTATGCCGCTTTAAGGAATGAATTTCTTAACGCACTTGTCAACCGTATCGGACTTGTGCTTATCAATTCAATGTCTTTTTCTAACCCTTGGGCGCGTTTTAAACGCGGCTTTATGGAGTACGGCGAAACGATAGAAGAAATTTGGGTTGACATAGCTTTACCGCAGGAGTTTGACCCGTCGGGCGCGGAAGATACTGTTTTCAAACGTACAATACCCGACGTAAAAGCGGCTTTTCATTATTTAAACTATAAAAAGTTTTACCCCACGACAATACAGTTTGACGATTTAAAGCAGGCGTTCTTATCTGTTGACGGTGTAACAAACCTTGCAAACAGAATTACAAATTCACTGTATACGGGTATGGAATACGACGAATTTTTAACTATGCGTTATATGCTTGCGCGCAAGGTTCTTGACGGGCAAATGTATTATCTGTTAAGCCGCGGTGCGACAGGTGCTACACCCGAAATTGCCGCCGCAAATGCAAAGGCAACCTTAACAGCACTAAGAGCGTTAAATAATGATATGGTTTTTCCGTCGCGTAAGTACAATGTTGCAGGTGTTTTAAACCGTACAGAAATTGCCAATCAGCAGATTATCATAGACGGCAATTTTGAAGCCGCCGTTGATGTTAACGCGCTTGCAAGTGCATTTAACCTTAACTATGCCGACTTTATGGCAAAGCGTATTTTGACACCGAGGTTCTATTTTGACAAGGACGAGCGCGAAAGACTTGACATATTATTTATTGACAACCCCGAATACCGCAAAATCACAGCGGAAGAAAACGAAGCTTTACACGGTGTTCACGCGCTTGTCGTAGACGATAACTATTTTATGATACTTGACAATGAGCAGTCACTTGAAGATATTTACAATCCAAAGGGTAAATATTGGAATTATTTTTTGCATACTTGGAAAACATTTTCGACAAGTCCTTTTATGAACGCGGTCGCGCTTGTAGACAGCAGTGTGCTTAACAACGATAATCAGCTTGAAATCGTTTACGGCTTATCGTTTGCGGATATGCTTGGAAACCCCGTTGAGGGCGACACACTTAAAACCAACACAACATACGCAGTTATCCCGACAACCGAAAACGGTGAAGCAATACCCACAGTTTCAGACATTGCAGGTATAGAGAGTTCGTCGGAAAGTGTTGCAGTAGACAGCGCAAGAGGGGTTATTACAACAACCACAGCGGAAACAGACATCACAATCACAGTTACCTTTGCAAACGGTTCAACGGCAGAGACAACAATAACGATAGCTTAATAAATGGGGGTTATTTAAACCCCCTTTATTAAAATAAAAGGGAGTTGAATTATGGGTATTTATACATATGAGCCGCAGGGCATTATAAAAATTTATAGGTATATCCCTTTAGATAACACATATCAAAACACTTTGCATTTTCGTACACCAGAAGAACAGTACAATTATTTTCACTTAAATGATGACAATTTAGGCGGTGTAGTTAAGCTTAATTTCAGTGGTCAAACAATCACACGAAACGAAAGACAGGTTATAAGAATTGACCACAATTATGCAGATTTAATGGACTGTAATTATTTGGCTTATCTGAATAAGCCCTTTGCTACACCTAACCCATTGTCAAATGTTGGCATATGGGTGTATGCGTTTATAACGAGCGTAGAATATATAAGCCCACATTGTACCGAAATTGAGTTTGAAATTGACGTAATGCAAACATTTATGTGGAATTATGAGTTAAGGGAGTGTTTTGTTGAAAGGGAACACAGCGAATATGATGAAATCGGTGACAGTTTAACGCCCGAGCCGACACAGGCAAACATCAATTATAAAACGGCTAAAATTGATAAACCCGATTATTTTAATGAGTATAGCCTTGTTATGGTTACAAGTTTTGACCCCGAAGATGTGAGCGACATTAAAGACTCGGCAAATTATCAATTTGGCGGTTTAATAACGGGCGGTGTATCAAGATATGACAGCGCGGCAGATTTGCAACAGGAGTTACGGACATTAGAGAGTATGAATTTAATTGACGGTATACAAGCGATTTACTATTTACCGTCACATTTTGTTGATGTATACAGATTATATGACCGCGATGTTGGCGAAGATGTTTTCGAGTTTAACAAGCCTGTCACTATCAACGGTTATATGCCTAAAAACAACAAATTATTTACATACCCCTACACGATGTTGACTCTAGACTGTTATGAAAATCAAGCAATTTACAAGCCCGAATTTTTCCCAAAAGGTGATACAATAAGTTTTCGTTTTTATTCATCAATGCAAACTTTACCGCAGATAATGGCAGTACCCGAAATGTATGAAAATCAAAGAAATAATATTGCCAATTCTGTAGTTATGACAAAATTTTTGCCCATATCATATAGATACTCACAATACCGTCAATGGTTAGCACAAACTTGGAGTAGTATGGCGGCACAAAGCGTTATAAACGGAGCACATCTATTAAGCGGTGCAGGGGGAAATATGGTAGGTACTGTAAAGGGTGTTAGTGGTTTTGCAAACGAAATCGAAAACACAATAACGGGGTATGCACAAGCAAGCATTACGCCCCCTGTTTCGAGGGGTGAAACCGCAGGCGGCATAGAAATAGCAAGTCGAAAAAAGAATTTTTATTTCATATGGACACAGTTAACCGAGGAAAGCGCGAAAATCGTCGATAACTTTTTTACTATGTTCGGTTACAATACCCAAAAGGTTAAAATCCCCAACATAAGATATTATGATGACTGTAGACCACTTTTCAATTATATCAAATGTGGACAAATGAGTTTCCATTGGGAACTACACGCGACCGAGGGAAAAGGAACAAGCGTTCCCCAAAAGTATATGCGCAAGATAATGCAAATTTATCAAAACGGAATTACATTTTGGAAAGACCCGTATAAAGTGGGTAGATATAACGAGCCAAACGCGGCAAAAACAAGGGGGTGAAAAAATATGCAACATTTTAACAAAACAGACCTTGCCGACCTACAAAATGTTATGAGTCTAAACGACTATTTCAACCGACTTTGTGAAATGGCTTTATCGTGTTTCAAGTGGGACGGACTTCCCGACGAGGTAGACCCA